TATCTCCTATTGGTTTGACATATATCGTTTTACGATATATCTAATCAAGTTGGTTCGTCAACATAAAAAATTCTTTACTAGCTCTTTACATAGAACTCAGTACGTTGAGATTTTGGAAGGGAGAACACAGGTGATGGGTCATGTGGATACATATAACACATGTAAGCAGCAATAGCTAAAGACATAACTCTGTCATCATGACATCCATGCTGTGCTGTTTCTTTACCATCTTTGTTAATAACAAATGTCTGAAGCTCATCAACTGTACCTTTAGAGAAAATCTCTATCTGCCTTTCTCTTATTAATCTACGCAACAAATCAAGTATTAACTTCCTTGTTTTTATATTAGTATTAAACCCTAATCTCTTTTTCTGTCTCTGACCACGTTCATCAAGGGCTTTCTCTATATACAGATTCTCGTATGAATGTATTGATGATAGGAACTTTAAGGTTAGTAACCCATGATTATTATTTTCAACCGCAACCAGGGCCATGTTATACCATGTGGCGATTGTAGTAATAACCCAAGCTAAAAGATCCGGGTCTATTCTTGCCGACCATGTTGCACATTCTTCATAGGTCTCTGCATCCAAGACTGTGATAACTGAGTAGTCCGAATCACCAGTCTGGCTAAGGATACCTTCCGATACGTCTACCCCCACCCGGTATTCCCTAGTAGTTTGTGGAGGATTAAATACAGACAGCTCACCCTCAGGATGTCTCGACATAAAATAACGCATCTTTTCAGCACCATCCTTATACGCAAAGCCATTGACAGGTACTTCAAACTTCTTAGCAGGAGACTCCCGTTCTCTTTCATCTGCATCAAACCACATCTGGGTTAATATAACACTATCAAATGCACTGCGGCCTGAAGCCACAAAAGCTTCTCTCGCAGTAGTGGGGTATTCCTGGTGGAAGACACTGAGATCCCCCTGACATTCTGGAGATACTATCTTGTTCCTACGCCACTTTAAGTGTTCAAGACCAATCTTGAACTCTAATATACCATCAGGTGTATCATATGAGATCTCTACACCAAGCAACCCTTTCTCTTCTTCTCCACCATAAGTAGGATTAGTGCCAAGGGATTTCTCAAAACTGTCACCTTTCTTTTCCTCCTTACTTAACTGAGTTGAGTATTCATCGAATACAAACCAAGGAAAGAAGATAGGCTTTAAACCAGAATCATCTTTCTCTGCACGCCACCACTCACGTTCAAAATAATTACCAACACCCTTGGCTGTACTCTCTAACCAGATCTCTGTTCCATATCCCTGCATCACACAGTTCATTAAACCAGTTGCATATTCTTTTGCCCTTCCACCCCAACGTGCCACTTCTGAGCAGTGAAGCATATCAATACCTGCACCTACAACCTCTGACCCTTCTACTGTACTCATACCATACCTGGAGTTCAGTCCTTTACCATCAACTGATCCCCATGTTAGTTCCTGTTTACCACTATAATGTGACAGTGGTTTAATAAAATCTGGATAGTTCTGTTCCATAACCTTAGTCATCTGGAACATTTCTGAAGTTGTATTCTTGGAATGTGTACAGATATGTACAAGTTGGTTGAACATAGTAGCAGCACGTTTGAACATTCGTGCCTGAACGTAGGTAGAGATACCGAAACGTCTAGCCTTTAAAACTATTATTCTTACGTGGCCCACATCCTTAAGTTGCTGCTGAGCCACACCATGTAGTATCTTTTGAACTGAATTCATTTCAAATGGAATCAGCTTCTTTGTACCCAGCTCCTGTATCTTTAAACAATACTGGAAATATGCTGAGTGATCCTGAAGCTTATCCATAAGCTCCTGCATTGCTTCTTTATTAGACTTTCCTGCTGACATCTGCCTTTATAAATTCATCATACGGAGTGGAACCTTTCCTTATATTACACTCTTTGCAGCAAACAGAAAGATTATCCGGGTCAACAATCTGCTCCCTGGTCTCTAATCTAGAGAGAGGATATTGGTGGTCTAGCACCCAATCATCCCCCACCTCCAATCTCTTACCACATATATAACATGGAGCTGTAGTGTGATCTTTTTCTTTAGCCTTGAGCCAGCATTTAATATATGTAGTCCTATTGTAACCCCCCTTCCGCATCCTGATCTTACCAGCAGCCTTATTCCTATGGAATGCCGCCCTATCCTTACAGTTGCGATTACAATACTTCTGTGTTGTTGAAGCATGAATATTAGGAGTATATTCTTCACCGCAACCCTCACAGATTTTAATCACAGGATAGTACTCATGTAACGTGCAATCAGTATTGCATCACAAATACCATGATCTTTTTTCCGGGTAAGTTTTATATTCGGATAAATTTGTCCGACCTTCTGGATAGACGAACCTTTTTCTTTAGGCATGTCTGCAAGCATAGCCTTCTTCCAGGTTGGAGGTCGTATCAAGATGTACGGCAAGCCCATGCCCACGCACAGACCCCTCAGAAAACCGTAACTAGCCATATATCTGCCACTTGACACGATCCCCTGGTTCGGCATCGTCTGTGATTTTTCTATACCTACAGTTAAATTTATATAATATGGAGAGAACCTACGTAGTATGTCCCTCAGCTCTGGCTCATCTAACTCCCGTTTCTTGGCTACCTCAATAATAGGCATGTCCTGATAGTGGATAACCTCTAAATTCTCATCTAATACTGCTAATGCTCCAGAGAAACCTGGATCAATACCCAAGTACATCACCTACCCCCCATATACGTGCTAGTTCAGTTTGAATATCCTTCTCTTCTGTTCTGTCAATCTGCCACTTTATCTCACCCTCTACCTCAATCTTTGCTACCTGGTCTCCATACTTAGTTATTTTCCCACCATTTTTTAAATACTCCTCAACTGCTGCCTGCATCTCCACCCTCTCACTACTGTCTGCCTTAGTGAACTCAGCTTCTGTAACTATCCTTTCACCAAAGACTGGGGAACACCAGGTGGCTTCAAACCTCTTTGCCTTCCTCTCTTTAGGTAGCTTGAGTGTGATCTTACGTTTAGCATCCCTACGTTTAACTTGCTCAACTGTCCAGCATTGCTTACTACAATATCTCTGCCTAGTTGTCTTAGGAATAACAGTGTCACCACAGGTACTACAGTTAATTGGATCAAGATGAAGTTTCTTGCGTTTCGTTTTAGCTTTTTGAATTGTATTATAATAAGAACATGCCTCCGAACAAAATACGTGTCGATGAAGTGGCAACCTCTTCTTACAAACAAAACATGTTTTCATTTTTCTTCTGCCTCAACCATAGTAAACATTGTACCTATACTATCGGCAATATCTAAGAAGAATGTATCTGATTTTAAATTCTCCCTTTCTGCCTGAGCTTGTAGTTCTGCATAAGGTATGCCAGTTTTCCAGGAAACTGCTGCTGATGCTACCATCATTGCCAGCAGTGCCCTTGACTCCATTACCTCATCCTGCTCAAACTTTATCTCCTTTGCTGTTTTCTTTTTCTTTGCCATTATCCTCCTTTACAAGTTCTCCTTCAATTATATCCTCTATCTGAGGATTCATTTGTATATCTAGCTCCTTAAGTGCATCCTCAACCCTGAAGACATTCTCATTCCTCTGCTCTATATACTTATACTCGTTAGGCATCGCCAGTGCAATCCTTTCACTCCTGATGATCTCCATAACTGTCTTAGCCTTAGCAGATAACAAATCAACCTCTGCCCTCTCATTAGACAGCAGCACCAACTCCTTTAACCTGTTTAACTCATCAAGATGCTGATCTGATATCGTAGCCCTGGAGTCTGCATACTTCCTGATCATACGAGTGTGTACATCAGTCAGTGCATCCTCCCTCTTAGATGCATACTCCCAGTCACCCTCTCCTACATACTTCTGCAGGGTGCTTCTCCATATACCATACTTCTCAACTATCTGTCCTCTAGTGAGGAGGCCAGACTCATAGTCAACCTTAATGGCTGCCTTCATAACAGCACGATGATGTGCCTGCTCTGCCCTTGAACCAGTAGTAACCTTAGTACTGTTCTTGTTACCCTGCTTCTTAACCCTTACCCGGCTACCTGCCTTATCTGCCATTCTTCCTCAAGTTTATAAAGTTGCAATGAGAAATTGGGATGTCATAGAAATCCTCACCCTCAGGTGCACGTTTGTTGGAAATGTTCTTGATGTACTTGTCCTTGAGGTGGATGCCGTTGACCAAGACTGCCCAACTGCAATCGTTATTCAATACCCAGAATACCAACCTGTCAGACTGTCCCAGTAACTTCTTCTTCCTTAAAGGGATGTGGACTGTATCCCAATTGGGCCACTTACCAGACCACCCCGCCTTCATCTCTACCTCATGGTGCTCCTCTACTGTAGCCTTGATGTCAGCCTTGTAGTCTTCACTGTCTGGCTTTAATCGCAGACCCCTCTCCGTCAGCCAATGCCTAACTGCATCCTTACCCTGCTGATCGAAGTTGTTATATAACTCTGTGCAAAATGCTATAGAAACCCCCGGAACCCGTCCATGAGTTCCATGATTGATTTGTCTCCTTGGATACCATCACCTAATTGATGTGCCCTTGGTGATGGGGGTTGCTTCTTGTTACGTTCATTAATAAGAGCAACCTCTATAGAATTGTTGGTTTCAAAAATCTTTCTCTGTTCATCATACGAAATGCTTGGTTCAAAACGACTGCCCTGACTTGCTAAGCATAACATAACTATAAGGAATACAAATGGCAATATTAATTGAAGCTTATCCTTAATGTATTCGTGATCCATAGTACCTCCTTTGGAGTGTATAATTTTGCTTGGTTATATATATTATAAATCAATATATATATCAGTGTCAAGTATTTTTTTGCGGTTGATCGAAAAAAGTGGGGGGTCGGGAAAATTGGTGGGGGGCTGCGTGAGAGAGGGACTCCAGTATATATATATGTGGGGGGGCTGAGTTCCTCCATGGGGGGCTTCTTTCATACGTGTGTATTGTGCGATCCATATTTATTTGTCGGGAGATTCTCGGTATTTTTCCGAAAATCCTTCGTCCTGTGATCCGCACACGTAAAACCAAATTATGCTATACTGGAACCAGTCACAGGGAATTTCCCCTGTGGCTTCAGACACATACACACACACAGTCGTGTGGATGTGAAACCCTCCAATCGGAGATTGTTATGAGTGTAGTACCAAAGGCAGAAATGCCAGTTCAGGACAAAACAGTGAAGCAGTTGCTTCACCAAATCGTTTCACAAAACACCGAAGCACAGGTGTGGAGGCAGAGCATCGACCGAAGGGTCGGAGTTCTGGAGGCGATCTTGCCTGAAAGGCATGACCTTATCCAGCAGCCAGAGGCTGTTGTGGAGGCTGTCCCACCGAAGGTGGAAACACCGGAGAAGCCGAAGACTGCGAAGCAGATCTATCGGCAGGTGAGTAAGCTCCTGAAGCTTTCGGGCTTGGTGCAAGAGCAGTATGGGCATTTTCAAGCCTATAAGGCTAAGCACAAGTTGCCGAAGGTGGTGGAGATTAATGCTTATTACAAGCATTATGTTAAGTGCTACGAACAGCATTACGTAGCCTAGTACCAGACCCCTACTGCTTCGGTGGTAGGGGTTTTTTTTATGCCTACTGAGAAGTAACGTATAGTGTTTCGTTACAGTCTCACATAACCCTTTGATGTAATGTAGCATTACAGGGACTATTCTCACTAACCAACGAAGAGGTGA